ATTAAGTATATATGTGCATTAGTTTGTGTGGGCTCTATAGTATGTTTGTGTGGTTTTTTGGGGAGGGAGCACACCCCCTGTAACACTCTAACAATAACGTATTACATTACATGTAATTTTAGCATTATTTGATAACTCAATATGAGGCCGGGGACATTTTAATCGTTATTGTTCATCATCCTTGTTGGATGATTCATCATCAATCCACTCGGGCTCGGCGGGCTCATCAGGTTGAGTCGCAAACTCGGCCAGCAATTCTTTGACCTTTTCCTTAGGCGTGCGTAATGCAAGCTCAGCTTGGTCACGATTGAAGCCCAATGATTCAAGAACTCGGATTGCCGCCTCATGTTTGTCGATCCCACCACCACGTTGAGCCGGATACTCCATCGGATCAATAATGAGAGGTAGTTGCGCGACCTCGGCGGATGTTTTAATTTTGAACACCCTCGGTCTTAGTACTACAATGTTGACATCCTTGGCCGCATGTTTGAGAACTTGGTCACCGTCCATGTGTTCCATGTTCATACCGAACTTGAAATAATGGTCTCCGTCCTTTAACTCGGTGACCTGTGACATCCATACAATGTTACCTTCAACGGAAAATGTTCGCGGGTATTTTTCACCTTTGAGAACTTTGGTAACTTTACCAATGGTTTGCGTGTTATCCATGACTTGACTCCTTGTGGTGTCAACCCGGCCTCATATTCAATTATCAAAGAGCGTGATGTTGATGTCAATTCCCATTGACAATTACAATGTACCATGAGTTGATTGTTTTGTCAAGGCCCCATGTGGATTTATTTTCATTGTGGGCTTGTGTCCATAAACTCGAAGGGGGTCATTCCCCATGAAACGCGGAGGAACCCACCTCTTACATTGCGCCTAGAAAAACCAATAACATCAAATGATGCTAACGCATCAGAATTTGCATCAATGGATCTTCGATTCAGATATATAGAAAATTCTTAAATAAAATTTTCTTTGGATCTTCGATCCAGATACGCAATTACAACCAAAGATTATGTAATCACAACCAGAGGTTGTGTAATATGCTCAAAAATGAGTTGACATTCAGACGTATATATGGTATAGACAATATGTTATGATGAATAATTCTCAATACATACTTGATGATTTGATTACATCATTTGATGTAAAGACACCATCAATCCCCGCCCCTGATCCCAAGCCACAAGAGTATTATTACGAGGCTCCACGCGAAAGAGATCGACGTCGAAGAGACCGCCGGACATTCGAGGTTTCCGAGATGAAGGAGCTTCACCACGAAATCGTCCGTCTTCACGTGGTAGGCGCATCGAATAAAGATATCGCGAAGACGCTCAATGTGTCGGAGCAAATGGTCTCCTACACCCTCAATTCCAAGGTCGTTCAAGATAAGATAGATCTAATGCGTGCCTCGCGCGATGCAGATATAATTGATCTTACACGTGAGATTCGCCTGAAAGCGCCTAAGGCACTCAAGCTCTTAGAAGATATTATTGACGATCACGGGAGGAATTATCATATTGCTTTAGCCGCAAAAACTGCCGAGAATTGGATGAATAGAGCTGGATATTCACCTGTGCAGAAATTCCAAGGTGCCGTGGCACATTTCACGGCTGAGGAGATAGAAGATCTAAAAAAGAAGGCATTAGAGAATGCTAAGATCTCTAATGTTATAGAAGCGGAGGTAGTAGAAAATGAAAATTAAGATGTGGAGTCTTGTAGACAAAAATAGCGGAAAGATTGTTCAGATTGATGCAGTATCGAATTTCACGGACAAGATCTGCTATGCTGTGGGTTTTGCAACGAAGAAAGATCTTAAAGAAGCTGTTGGTTCTTTAGATCATTCCGAGAAGATAGTAAAAATAGAAATGGAGATCTAATGCTCAATCCGACCGGCATGCCGATCCGAGGATCGGATAAGTGGGGGGAGGGTAGATATGGAGCTTCACGTGGTAGCCGAATTCACGAAGGAGCAGATTATATTTGTGAGCCTGGTCAGCCCGTTAGGGCTCCTATCGAGGGTGAGATCGTAAGAGAAGCAAAGCCATATCCAGAAAGCGGGTACTCTGGGCTTCTCATTCAAGGCAAATATATGGCGATTAAGATGTTCTATCTTGAGCCTTTCCGTGATATGATAGGCAAGCATGTAGCTCAAGGTGATATAATCGGGGTAGCTCAAGATATCTCCAAGAGGTATGATAAAGAGATGACACCCCACATTCATCTTCAAATTGAGCATCTAAATCCAGAGATATTGACGGAAATGATATGAGCACAAGAGATGAAGAGCCGCCTAGACAAGAAGTACAGGATAGTAAAATTCGTGTGTATTGCCTTAGGTGCCTTAACGATACCGCTAAGCACCTATATTGGCTTCTTATTGGGTGCAGGCAATTATTCCCTTGCAGTCTCTTTGTGCTGCCTAGAGATTGTAGTGGTATTCGTTGATACAACAATGTGGGCTTGGTGTTTAGAGAGGATGACTGAATGATTGAGATATCTTCACATGAGAATTTTACTTTCGGGTTTGAGATTGGGTGGATTTTCCTAGATCTATTTCTTGGATGTTACACAATAAGCTTTGATCTAAATCCTGGAGACAAAATCGAGTTCGAGGAAGATAAAAACGATGAGGAATAGATGCTCAATTGGCTGGTACAAGATTGCTTGGGGTATGTGGATAGCATTATTTCTTTTGCTCGGAGTAATTCTCCTTAGTTGCTCGATTAGTAGAGACACCTTATCACGATCGTTCTCTGGGCATGATCGTATTACCATCCGCGTTGGAGGTCATAACATAGAATGTGCATTACCAGAAGAGCTTAGGTGGGCTCAAATTGAGTCTAGTGGCCGAGAGCTATTGCCAAGTCCCAAAGGATCTTCCTTCATAAGACTTGACTCGAGCGCTGCACAATTCTATGTTTATTGCTATTCTGCGTATCCAACCGAAGGTAAACCAGAGTGTTTCGTACAGCTTATCTACGTCAACGCCTCTGGAAGTTGGTGGTTACATAGCTGCGCTAGAGACGGAGTTCCTAAGATAGATCGGATTACTGAGGAGCAGGCTGGTTGGTGGATTAAATTATTTAAGGGGGAACTTTTTGAGATGATTCCCGGAGAAATAGTGTCTAAAGAAATGTAAGGAGGTTAAGAAATGAATGGTAATAATCTTTTTCCTTTGTGGCTCCCTAAAGGCTCGGTAAGAGCGTTAATTGCTTTGGGAGTTGTTGCATCAACTATACTCATCGCGATAACGCAGCAGAGTGTCCCGGAAGTTCTTGGAACTCTGGCTGGCGTCGTTGTTACGTTCTATTTCAAGGATCGGGAGCGAGCTCAGGAGAAAAAGCCCGAATCCGGTGAGTAATGGCCTTAGGTGCTTGGATTTTGGCCGTCAGGACGGCTATAGACGTTTATAAGCTGGTTAGGGAGGAGATAAAATATGAGAAAACTACTGGCGTTGTTCTTGATGATAGCCTTCTCGCTCGTGTGCGCAAGTTGCGAGATGCTTCAGCTAAAAAAGCCGGAACAAAGCGAAAAAGTAATAACGAACATACTGGCCAGACGCGTAGCCTATATGATTGGTAAGAATAATCCGGATAAGGTAGATAGTTGGCTCAAATGGGTTGACAAGGGATTGTCCCTTAAACCTGGGGACACGCCTCTAGCACTGGAATCCTTATTGACTGACCTTCTTGGCTATGCTGATATAGAACCTCTGCTGCGCAAAGACATTGAAGATTTAATCTCTCTATTTGATATGCCCGAGTTACAGCCTGTAGATTCTCAGTATTTAGCGGAAGTTTATATAGAGAGAATACGACTGATCTTCAATGGATTCAGAGAAGGCCTGGAACTGGCCTCTTAAAGAAGTAAAATTGTGGCAACCTATAATCGCGGAGGCACTGTGAGGAGGTTACTAGCTTTTTTAATAGCCCTAGGACTTATTCTTTTTCCAGGTGCTCTGCTGGCTGCAGATAGGATTGAGGCAGAGAGCATGGTTCTCACGAACTATGTAGTAGATTCTACGAATGTGTTCCCCTGGTTCTCTGGGAAGATCGTCAAGACAACTGGTACTGGTTCGGCGAAAGCTTCGTATGTTTCTAACATGGCTGGTTACTATGATTTGAAAATTGCTTATATTGATGAATCCGATGGAGTTGGAAAAATAGCTGTTTTTAAGAATGACGTGACGATCGACCAGTGGACGCTTAACCTTGATGTTGCAGATATAAGCTCGGAAAATAGCTATACTAGTAGGATTATCTTGAACGTTCCTCTTAACCCTGGAGATGTTATTACTATCCAAGGAATCAGACATGAAGGAGAATTTGCTCGTGTTGATTATCTGGAGTTGATACCTCTGTATAGCAAATCGCTAACACTCGGTTGGGATGTTGGTTATGATCCGGATGGTGACCTGGCTGGCTATCGTCTGCATTACAAGATGAATACCCCTGGCCCACCTTATAATGGCGTGGGGCTAGTAGAGGGGAACTCCCCGATAGATGTTGGGAACGTCGTGGAGTACGCCCTTTCTGGGCTTCAGATAGGAGTTTATTATTTTGTAGTCTCAGCATACGATGCTAGAGGGAATATCAGCGGCTACTCGAATGAGCTGGTATACGAAGTACAGGAAATAGGAGCAAGACCGCCTGTAGGCCCTCCGAGCCTTAGGATCAAATAAATGGATACAAGACATTGAAATAGTAAGGAGGTTGAGATGTCAGAATTTTCAGATTATATGGAGAATTTGGTTATTGACCATTTGTTAAGGGCGCAGGCGTATTCTCCGGTGACGGTTTACGTGGCGCTCTTTACGGCGGAGACCGGTTTGGAAGCAAATAACCCGACGGCAGAGGTTAGTTTTACTGGCACTGCCTATGCGCGCCAAGCCGCTGGATTGGGGGCAGCTTCGGGTGGAGCAAGCTCGAATGCTGCTGATATTACCTTTCCCACGGCTACAGCCAGCTGGGGAACTGTGACACATGTCGCTCTAGTTGATCATGCCACCAATGTCACTTGGGGCACGAATGTTAACGTGCTGATGTGGAGTCCCCTTGATGCCAGCAAAGCTGTTGGTAGTGGGGACACCTTCAAGATCAATGCCGGCGATTTGGATGTAACTGTGACTTAAGATAATGGCTACAAGACAAGAAATACAAGTAGGGCATGACTTAATTGTATTCACTGATAGAGTCTATGGCTGCTCATGGCATTCTAGCAAAGTGCTCCAATCATTGCATCCATCCACGGGCGAAACTCTCATGGTGCAGGATCAACCCCCTATTGATACTAATGATGAGTTGCCGGAAAGAGAACCAACTGTAGCTGATATTAAATCTATAGTTATGAATGTTACTGAGATAAGCCAAAACCATGTTTCCAAGATCGAGAGTTTCCTTGCCAAGTCGCCAATAAAACTTATTGATAATGGTCTCTTGGCTTATGGAACCAATAAAACCACAATAATATCCGATATTAATAAAGCTCGAACTTTGCATCAAAATCTCGGTTTGAATCTAGCATCACTTGACTCGAAACTGAAGTTAAGGAACTTCGGAAAACAATGCCTTTATGAAGTCCAATTGCGTGAAGACTTGGGGATGACTTTGCTTCCTGTCTTTGAACCTCCTGTCACTAATCCACCTCCTATTAGGTTGACAAATATAGTCCACGATCTTCTTGATGCTATAAGTTATGAATTAAAAGGCGTCAGTTCGTATACTGGTGAAGTCATACCGCAAGAGTGGGAATATTTCAAAGAACTATCATTAGGTCGGCTAAAGGCAGTGAAGGTAGAACTTGCAGGTGCGAATCGGGTTTTTGCGGAGGAGATTAATCCGAAATTCAATGTGGATAAAGGGGCCTTAAGGCAAGACTTGGATTTGATGACAAACATCATTACGCATCTGACGGAATTTTTGCCAAAATGTCAAGGCGCCTTTGATCTTTATGATTTGGGATTTTATATAGATAGTCAACTTCCAAAATTGCCTTTGCTAAGAAGGCATTGGGCTTTATAAAATGGCTGTAGATGTCGGCAAGGATTGTTTTGATGGTAATGGCTCCAGTAGCCCTAATAACACGGTTGTGATACATGAGAATCCGGCTAACGCTGCGGGCACAATCGATAGTTTTAAAGTCTGGCCATATGCAGACATAACCGGGCTTGAAGTTGGAGTCTTCACCGACAACGGTAGTAATTCCCTTACGTGCAAAGCCGGACACCATTGCAACGGAGCGAATTTATCCGCCGCTGCGGGGGCCTGTCGGACATTCAACGCACCGGGTGATTTTACCGCTTTCAGTGTAGATTCTGGTGAATACGTAGGTACCCATTTTACCGGCGGGAACCTGGAAAGAAATTCCTCCGGTAGCGAGGGTTATTGGTACGATGTCTACGACGGAATTAGTGATAATAACACGCACACTTATTCGTGGATTGCTAATCGGGTCATATCCATATACGCAACAGGGACGGAGTCGGGCGTTACCCATTATGGATCTGCTATCCTGGCGGGAACAGGAATACTTGTTGGCGCTGGAAGTTATCTTCATTATGGATTAGCTACCTTAGCGGGAAGTGGCATTCTAGCGGCTATTGGCAGCTATGTTCATAAAGCAGTGGCAGTATTATCTGGCAGCGGGTTATTGACAGCCGCCGGCGGGGTGTATAAACTTGGTAGCGCAATACTAGCCGGAACCGGTTCTCTGGCTGCGATTGGACATGGAATTTTCGTGGGATCAAGCGCCTTTTCAGGATTGGGTAGTTTGGCTGGCAAGGCGGTGGGTATATTTATTGGCAAAGCTGTATTATCTGGCGCTGGCGTACTGGCAGCTATCGGTGGAGTGTATAAATTGGGCAGCGCGTTGCTGGTAGGTGCAGGTTCTCTAGCAATCATTGGGCGTGGAATCTTTGTCGGAAAGGTTTCTTTCTCGGGCGTGGGTCTACTTGCTGCGATTGCTACTATAGTTGGTGGAGCCATCAAGTTAGCGTCAGCTACTCTATCTGGTATTGGTCAATTAGTAGTTAGAGCTATTTGGCCTCTTAGGGGCGGTGAGGTTTTTATGGGAGTATCTTCTCTCGTAGGTGTAGTGGCTGAGCAATCGAGGTTGTCCCCTCTACTTAGCAAAACTAGTGAGACGATTGGGACGTTCGAAGGGAGGTCGGCTCTTGGGAAAGATATATAAGACTCAAGATTACTTGAGGATAAAATTAAGCTTACTGCATAATTTAAGTAATGCCTCTTCTGCGAAGATCAAGTATAAGAAGCCTGATGGGACTACCGGCGAGTGGACGGCTATAATCGAGGATAAGAAAAAAGGTGTAATTTATTATGATCTTCCTCAGGGGTCGCCGCTGACGGATGCTGGAGCATGGACCCTTTGGGCATACGTAGCGTTCTCTGATGGAAGGGTGGCCGCGGGCGAGCCAGTCAGCATCACAATCTATAGCGAAGGGGATTAAATAATCGAGAATTTGGAGGTAATTCCATGAAACGCTTATCAATCCTCTTTCTCACCGCCATCCTCTGCCTCATGCCGATATGGGGATGGGGAGCAACCGAAACCTTCTATCTCACCGCCACGGGCGCGGGTACTAAGTCCGGCACTTCCCTTGCCAATGCCATGAGCCCCACGGAGTTCAACAATGGCGCCAATTGGGACACAGATGACCAAGACGATGACAAGATAGGCCCGAATGATGATGTTGAGGTCTATGACGACCATGGGGTAATCCGGGCGCAGTTAACCATCCAGAAATCCGGCCTGAGCGGGAAACCGATCACAATCAAGGCGGGGAGTGGGGGGACTGTATATTTGGAGATGACAGTTAGCGGTGTGGATAACTATGGCGGGTGTACTAAAGCATTTCCGGTTATCTTCAAGACCGATATTTACGCGGATATCTCGGGAACTGGAGCGAGTTACATCATAGAGTATGTAATACTTCATTAATTCGAGGTTTGCAGTGTTAGGCGAAATTGGGATAGGGGCTGTTATTCTTGGTTGGTTTGGCTCCCTTGAATATAGATTGCGGAATATGGTCTCCAAGGAGCGTTTTGGTGATTTGAAGGAGCAAACTAATCGTGTGGAAGCGAAAATAGATGCTCTGTTACTCAAGAACGGTCTAGATCCAAAGAAGCATGATAACGAAGGACGACCCGGAAGTTAAGGAGATCCTTCAACAGTGTTATCTTTCCACTAAGGTAACAGCGAAGGTTCTCTTTCCAGACTTATTTTATGGGGAGTTCTCTCCTCTCCACGATCAAATAATTGATCTTATTGATTCTGGAGTGCAAAAGATTGCTATCGCTGCTCCACGTGGAATTGGCAAGACGACGATTGCTCGGACGGTAGTGTCTAAAAGTATCTTATTTAGAGATACTAATTTCATTGCCTACGTGTCCAATTCTGCGACTGTTGCAGAAATGCAGACGGAGAATATCAAGCGAGAACTTCAATCGAACGACGTTACAAGGAGGCTTTTCGGTGATATTAAGATTGCAGATTCGAGGACTGCTGGTCTGGATGATACGTTTTCCAAGCTCTCTTGGGTTGCGTTTGGCTCTTCGCTCGTGCTTCCTCGTGGAGCCCAACAGCAAATCCGTGGTCTTCTTTGGGGTAAACATAGGCCACAGCTCATTATTGTGGATGATCTCGAAAAGAAAGAAGAACTCAGAAATCAAGAAAACCGAGAAAAGCTAAAAGAATGGTTCTTCTCGGATCTTATGAAGTGCACCAATAGATATAAAAACGATTGGCGTATAATTTATATAGACACGTTGAAACATGAAGATTCTTTATTGCAGCTATTATTGGAATCAGACGATTGGGAGCATCTTAGGCTTTCTGTCTGCGATACGAATTACAATTCTTTAGCTCCATCATTCATCTCTACCGAGGAGGTTAACGAAGAAGTAGAATCCCATCGTAAGAAAGGTATATTGGATGTATTCTATATGGAATTCATGAATATGCCTACTGGTGGGGAGGATGCTTCATTTAAGGAAGAGAATTTCAAGTATTATAATGAGACAGACGACGAGTTCAGAAAGAAAATCCTTCCTAGGTTGGAGAGTGTGGTCATCTTCGATCCTGCTAAAACGGTAAAGATGCAAAGTGCTGAGAGTGCTATCGTGGGAGTCGGAATTGATCTTCAAGGAGCCGGGATATATGTTCGTGATATAGTCTCCGAAAGATTATATCCAGACCAAGCTTATGATGAAATTTTCCAGATGTGCGCTCGTTTGAATGCTAGAGTGTTAGGTGTCGAAGTAACTGGGCTGCATGAGTTCGTGACTCAGCCCATCAGAAACGAGATGCTAAAAAGAAAAACGCTTTTCGAGTTAGTTGAATTAAGTGCTCGAAAGGGCGAGGGGGAGCCTGGGAAGGTAGCTCGGATTAAACAACTTGTTCCTTATTATCGTCAGGGTTATGTTTATCATAATAGAAGCTGCTGCGGTGGGCTTGAAGCCCAGCTCTTGAGTTTCCCTCGCTCGAGACTCTGGGACATTATGGATGCGCTAGCGTATATCATCGAGATGATGAGTCTTGGTGATAGGTACTTCGAGCCCACCGCAGATTCGGATGAGGATCAAGAAGAGGATTATAGAGAGCTCGAAAGTGAATATGAGCCAATCTTAGATAATTGGAGAGTTGTATAATGGCAGTTAAATGGATAAAGATAGGATCTTTTGGGCCGTTCAAATATGACGATGCGGTCTCGACGTATGCCTTAGAAACGGACGGAGATGTCTCGTTTGGAAGTGGTGGAGGTGCCTCGATAAAATTACTTGATACTGACGAATCTAATACTCTTGAACTTAAATGGAATGAGAACGATACTGTTAATAGAGTCCTGAATTTCTTGGTTAATAGCGGAAATCGCTCTATATCGCTTAGCGGAAACCTTACCGTAGAGGCAGCAAGCCTGTTAAATCAAGATTTAACAAGCGATACAAGTCCTTCGTTTCTGTCACTATTTCTGACAGGAATCAAATCTGGCGCTACTCAAGTTGCTGCTGGGGCGGTCGCTAACGAGTTGTGGAAGACAAGTGGACATGCTACTTTGCCTGATAACGTGGTAATGATTGGAGTCTAATACTAATATGCTAATAAATGAGTTGACATTTGCTCAGTAATACATTATCATGTATAATGAATTGAGGTCAATATAATGCCAAACATCTTAGTCGATCCAAGATCTGTTGCAGCTCCAGCAGAGATATCTGATAAGAAATATAATTATGATTATCCTTATGGTTTAGATCTGAGACCTGGATCGGAATTGCATAATAAGATCAAAGCTGAGGTTCTTAACCGCGCAAGAGAATCTCGCAACATGATGGAGAAAAGATTCGATTCGTGGAATGAGATAGACGAGACTCTTACGGTCTACGTCAAGCTCTCCTCTGAGGAGAAGAAAATAAGAGATAAAGATGCAAAGACTCCTTCTACCAAGCGGCCTGTGACAATAGTTTTTCCTTATACATATGCGGTTCTTGAAACGATATTGACGTATCTATTGTTGGCGTTTGCTCAAGATCCGATCTTCCGATACGAGGGTGTGTCGCCTGAAGACACGATTGGGGCAATTCTTCTTGAGAAGATCGTAGATGTTCATTGCAACAAATCGAAAGTTGCTCTCAACCTCCACACGATGAATAGAGACGCTGTTGCTTATGGTCTTGGAGCCTCTGCCCCAATGTGGAGAGAAAGGTGGGGTCAGAAGGTTCGAAGGGTAGCCTCCGAGAACATATTTGGCGAGCCTTATTCTAGAGAGACGGAGGAAACGTTGCTTTTTGAGGGTAATGCTCTTGAGAATATTGACCCTTATTTGTTCTTACCCGATCCTAATGTTCCGATTCAGAAGATTCAAGAAGGGGAATTCGTGGGGTGGGTAGATATAGATAATTATACTGGGCTTCTAAGTGAAGAATACTCAGACCCGGAGGTGTTTAACGTTAGATATCTCAAGCATCTACTCGGAAGAAAATCCATTTTCGCGGACAAGCAATCTAAGCGTCAAGAGTTTGCTGGCGGGCATTACGATCCCCTCAGCCAGATTTCCAAGCGTGTTGATACTGTTAATATGTATATTACTCTCATTCCAAAGGAATGGAAGATAGATAACGAGGAGAAGCCGGAGAAATGGCTGTTTAGTCTTGCTAGTGACGAGATCGTAATTCGTGCTAAACCACTTGGATTGAATCACAATCTATACCCGATTGTCGTTACGGCCCCAGAGTTCGATGGATATTCTCCGACTCCAATATCGAGAGTAGAGGTTTTGAAGGGTCTACAAGGAGTTTTGGATTGGCTCTTCAATTCTCACATAGCAAATGTAAGAAAAGCGATCAATGATATGTTAGTTGTTGATCCGTATCTTGTGAACATGAAGGATTTGAGAGATCCAGAGGCTGGCAAGCTCATACGTATGCGTAGGCCTGCGTGGGGGCGTGGAGTTAAAGACGCCGTAATTCAGCTGGCAGTGACGGATGTGACTCGAGGCAATGTTGAAGATACTGCCATAATTACTCAATGGATGGATAGAATCGGTGGAGCCGATCAGAGCATGCAGGGTAGTCTTAGGCAGGGCGGGCCGGAAAGATTGACCAAAGGTGAGTTTCAAGGTACTAGATCCGGAGCAATCAATCGCTTGGAGCGTATCGCTAGAATCATTGGTCTGCAAGCTATGCAAGATATTGGCTATATGTTTGCTGCTCATACGCAACAACTTATGTCCCAAGAGACGTACGTTAAAACTACTGGTGAGTGGCAACAAAGATTAGTAGAAGAATTCGCGGCTAACATCCAAGATAACAGAATGAAGGTTACTCCTTATGATATTCTTGTGGATTACGACGTTTTGGTAAGAGATGGCACAGTTCCCGGAGGTAATTTCTCTGAAGCTTGGGTGCAAGTGTGGGGTATACTTGCAGATCATCCTGAACTCCAGAGGGAGTTCGATGTTTTCAGAATATTTTCTTACATCGCAAGGAGCTTGGGTGCCAAGAATGTTCATGAATTTAAGAGAATCGAGATTGCTCAACCAGAGCAAGTTCAAGAGCAAGCTAGACAAGGCAATCTCATTCCGTTTGCGGAGATGATGGGATAATGAGCGAATATATTAGCTCGCCAGAAATTTTTAAGAGTGGCATGGAGTCATCTTTTTGGAGGGACATAGACAAAGAGATGGATAGATGGCTTGATGATATTCACGAGGCTTTGGAGCTTGGAGTTTATATAGATGACTCTGGCAAGTCCGTAGAAATATCGGAGAGGCGTCTTTTTCAGCTTCAAGGAAGCGCTGAGGCAGTTCGTAAGTTCAAGCAATTGCCTCATGTAATTCTTGACAACATTTTAGAGGATAACGAGAGGGAGAAATAAATGAGCGAGATAGACGAGATGCTAGCTGGTTTGCTTCCCGCAGCGGGAGAAAAACCGGAGCAAAAGCCGGAGGAGGCTAAGACCCCAGAAGAACCGGCGGAAAAACCAGAAGAAAAGCCAGAAGAGGTGCCTGGCAAGAAGATCGAGGAGAAGCCAGAAGAGAAACCGGGTGAAAAGCCCGAAGAGAAGCCGGAGGAGACCCCAAAGGAGGTCCCAGAAGAGCCGGAAGAGCTCACCCCCGAGCAGGAACTTGCTTGGTTGAAGGAGCAGAATACAAAACTTCTGGCGCGTGTGGAGGAGCTTGCAACTCCAGAGGAATTTAGAAGGCAACCAGAGGTCGAGAAGCCCCCAGAGGAGAAGAAGCCCGAAGAGGAAAAGCCGCCTGAAAAGGCGCCTGAGCCCTCGAGGGTTCGCAATTTCCTTGAAGGTTTATCGCAAGAAGATATCGAAGAGCTAATGGGTGATCCGAAGAAGCTCAATGATCTCTTGAATCGTGTTGCTAACGATGCGTCTGCGCGGAACGTGGATATTGTTGTTGAGAAGATCATGCTTGCTATACCGAAGATGGTAGCTACTCACATTGTTCAACAGAGCAAGCTAACGAAGCTTGTCGATAGCTTCTACGAGGCCAATGAAGATCTAACTAATTGCAAGCGAACGGTTGCCGCCTTTGCGAACAATGTTCATTCAGAGCATCCAGATTGGACAGTCGCAAAGATATTTGATGAGGCAGGCAAGAGGACACGCGAGGCTTTGGGTTTAAGATCGAAAGCTTTGCGGAAACCTCAATCTCCAGCATTCGTTAAGCAAAGAGGCGCTAGATCGGACAAAGAGCCTAAGCTTAGCGGGCTGGAAGGAGAGATAGCTGATTTAATTACGTAGAAGATTCCATTTGAGAATTTTCTATGTGGATGGAGGAGGATAATGGAATCTAGAATTTCTAGACAAGACCGTGAGCTAGGCCTTGGTGTTATGAAGGCCAGTGATAGCTACAGAAGCGGCTACGTCTATACGATTGTTTCTTATGCTATGAGTGTAAGAGACTTCGTTGTGGAGGTTGGTCTGGCGGCTGGTAATATTACTATTACACTACCACCTGTGGCTGAGGCTAGGGGTAAGATTTACACCATTGCACTCTTAGATGCTGATACTCATGACTATACTGTCACTGATAAGGGTGATGACCCAAGATGGTCAGATATCGTTCTTGGTGACGATCATGATTATCTCGTTCTCTTCTCAAACGGTAAGAGATGGTTTGAGTTAGCTGAGATGTCTGATGCTGGTGAGAGATAACAATTTAACCGAAAGATAGAGGAGGTGCCGCCATGTCTTTCAGAGGACAATTAGCAAGGCTGGGAATCGTGATTTCTGGCGACGTAGTGGACATTACCAGAACCCTGGCAAGGACAACTGGTAGTCTTCGATCTGTATCAGTTTCGCAGACTATGACTGGGGAGGCTTCGACCAACCAAGTAGAAGGGCTAAAGGTCAAGATAACGTCTGATGTGAAGACGGGAGCTTGGTGTAATGCTATAACGGCAGCTCTTGATTACAGCACCAATGGTGCAGCTCATGGTGAGGCTGGTCCTTTGTATGCGGAGTTGACACTACCAAATAGCTCGTTAAGAAGAGGTGAGCTTTATGGTCTTGGTATCGGGATTGGCGTGGGTGCTAGCTCTAGCTGGGGAAGCGCTGGGCCGGTATCGTTCATCAAGTTCGATGCGTGGGGGACTCTAGCGAATCTTAATGCACATGGCTATCTATTCCATCTTGCTGGCATCACAGATACAGCTAATGGGCTATTTGACGTAATTGCCGCCGCAGGTTTCGATGGCTGCATCAAGATTCTGATAGGATCGACTGAGTATTTCATTCCGGTTTCGCTTGATAATGCTTTTGTCTAATGGAGGCGACAATGACTAGGGAAGAGCATATGGAAGAGCTCATCAAGCAAGAGGATGAGCGATTGAAGGGCATAGGGAACGAACCCGAGCCCAAGGAGGCTCCTTTGAAGGAGGCCGAAATCTTAGCTGAGGGAGTTAAGAAATGAAATTAAGTGTGCTCGAGCGATTGGTCTTGTTGAGCATCCTTCCAAAGGAAGGAAACTTCATGACGTTGAGGCTTATTCGTAAAGCTCGCGAGAACTCGTCTTTCAGCGATGCTGAAAACAAGAAACTTGCTTTTGTGCAAGACGGAGATCAAATTCGTTGGAATGAGACGGAGGCTAGACAGATTGTCAAAGACATCGAGCTAGGCGACACGGTCACGAATATTGTGATTGAGGCCTTGAAGAAGCTCGATAAAGACGGAAAGCTGAGGGACGATCACTTCAGTCTCTACGAGAAATTCGTGGAGAGTTCAGATGGACGAGAAAGAGAAGGTATATCCTCCTGATGACGAGGAGGAAGAAGACGGAGACATCGTCTTCGTAGACGAAGAAGATCTCGATCTAGACGAAGATGATGAGACAGAGGATCTCGACGAGGAGGAGGAGGAAGTCGAGTAGTTACTAACCGCTCGTGAGGGACGAGTGCAATCAATGATGGAGGTGTAAGATGTTCGGTATGAGAGGCACGGGCGATTGGGCTACTGACCAGCGTCCGTACAACTGGCGTCAGACTATCCTCTACCTCTACCCTAACGGAATGGCGCCTCTGACGGCAATTCTAAGCAAACTGCCGGAGGAAAAGGTAGATGATCCTCAGTACCATTGGTGGACGAAGATTCTGGCTTCACAGAAGTCGACTGGTACAGCTGGTGCATATATCTACACGGATGCTACACTGGCTACTGCATGCTCTGGTGCTATAAGTTCGGGTGATACGGTCTTCGTGAAGATGACTGCGGCCCACGTAGCTCATTTTCGTGTAGGTCATGTGGTAACGATGAGAGATGCCAGCGATTATAGATGTGATGCCAACGGTAAGGTCACGGCTGTTCAAGTAAACGGCTCAAGTTCCTATTGTGCTGTGAAGATGTTGGAGGACGAGAATCAGGGAACCGGTATGACGACTATTGATCAGGTTCTAATCACTGGTAATGTGAACCCTGAAGGTGGAACGAGGCCTGAGGCTATTTCGTATGATCCTGTAAAGTGGTATAACTATACTCAGATCTTTAGAACTCCTATGGAGATCACACGAACCGCTCGCGAGACCAGGCTAAGAACTGGTGACGCATATAAAGAAGCGAAGCGGGAGTGTCTAGAGCTCCACTCAATCGAGATGGAGAAGGCGTTCTTGTGGGGTTATAGATCTGAAGGCACTGGGTCTAATGGGAAGCCTGAGCGGACCACTATGGGTCTTATTAGGGCCATCCAATATGGCTCTGATGGGACAGCTAATGTCGGCGTGACTAACGATTACGTTGCAAACGCCACTTACTCTGGCCAGACCTGGCTACAGGGTGGCGAGGATTGGTTGGATGAGCAGCTTGAGCAGATCTTCCGTTATGGAAGGCCTGAGAAGCTAGCTTTCGCTGGCTCTGGTGCGCTATTAGGTATCCAGAGGCTGGCCAAGGCGTCTGGGCAAATTCAACTTACTCCCGTATCCACATCTTACGGGATTAAGGTCTTGCAGTGGATTACTCCCTTCGGGGTAATCAATGTCAAGACTCATCCTCTCTTTAGCTTTGAGTCTACTAATCTCTACTCGATGGTTATCTTCGAGCCTGAGGATCTAAGATACCGCTACGTTACGGATACTATGTTCCGCAAGGCTCCGCCGGATAATCAGTCGCAAGTTGAGATCGACGGTACGGTTGAGGAGTATTTGACTGAATGTGGTCTTGAGTATCATCATCCTAACGGATGGGCGTACTTGAACGGCTTCAATCAGACCAATACGGCCTAATTAGCTCACTCGCGAGTTGATTAGCATTAGCCTGGGCTCCTGAAAAACTCGGATAAGTTCAGCAGGCTATGAGCAGCATAAAGGAGCCGAAAAGCTGCTTTTTCTTGGAGACACTATGAGCGATATTACAGAAAAGGTTCTGGAGGTCAGAAGTGCAGTTGTAAAGAAAGCTGTTATCTTCACAGCTGAGGACGTATCCACAGGTGATACCATTACGCTAGATGATCTTTCCGCCATTGATGGAGTTGCTATCCTCAATAGAGAAGATGGCTCTGAGGTGACACAGACCGTGGCTACAAATGTTATCACAATCGGTGGATCTTACTCCGACATTGATGTAATCGGCATAGCCGTAGGAGATTCCGAATAATGAATCTTAAAGAGATCAGAACAAAGTTTGTCGAGCTAAGTGGTAGATTTGATCTGGTTGTAGATACTACCGATTATGTTGATAATGGAGCCAATTTCTTTATCCAATCCGGCCAAAGATGGCTCGATAGATTAGAGAATGTTTCCAAGAGCGTCGGCAAGGTATATAAGCGGATCGAGTCTGGAGATTGGTACGCAATCTTTAACGATTGTAGAGCGGTCAAGAAGATTTATGTTGCAGATGATGAGTCAAGATGGGAGCTCGTAAAGAAGGATCTTGGTTGGCTCATGTTAGAGTACGAAGATGCGATAGATGATATTGATGAAGGTAATCCGCAATACTACGCTCCCGCGATTCTGCGTGAGGTTCCTCAGAGCCTTGGTGCCATCACGATGTCAAAGTTCGTAGATGAAAATATCCAAGTCCAAGCAAGTCACATGCTCTATAACGGCATTATCTTTATGCCTCCAGCTGATGACACGTTCATTATTGAGATTCAGGGCTTATTTTACTCCGAGAAATTGAAAGTTGATTCGGATATTAACCATTGGAGTATTAACGATCCTCTTATTCTTGTGTTTGCTGCTCTTCACGAACTTGAGGAATCTTATCGTAATACGGAAGGCGCTAAGGATTGGGAAGCGGCTGTTCGTAGTAAAGTCGTTGGTATTGGAATGGATCAAGTCGAAGAAGATATAGCAGACGTAGACCACATGGAGGGATAGATGGAACGCAAGTTTGCTAAGGGAGATAAGATCGACGAGCAAATCAATCGAATTGATAAGACCTTGCAGCATTTCTCTAGGCGTCTATCTCACAAAGTAATTGGTGTATTGCCTGCGGCTCCGGTATTTGAATTCGTTTATGCCCCGAATTCAGATGGAGTAGTTCTAAGGAGAATTATTCCTGTGGCTGGAACAATATCTAAGGCCGCTATTTTTGTGCAGAGTAAAGAGACGAAAGGTGCATCTTTATTTAGACTTGAAGTCCGAAGAGGGGAAAAATACTGGGCTGAGGCATTTGAAGTAGGCAAGAAGCCACTTGTGGAGGCTCCAGGAATCAAGGTAGAGGCTGGTGATCTTGTCACTTTAATGGTGGAGGAGCCGGAAGCGATTAGAGGAATATGGGCTGCGTTCTTATTTAACATTGCTGCAGCAGGGCTTGAGAAGACAGAATTTGTGTTCGATCAAATCGAGCACATGATGAAGGAGGATTTAGAAGATGCCAGCGAAGAGCAAGAAACAACGGAGGATGATGGCAATAGCTGAGCACCATCCAGAGCAATTATACCCAGAGAATCGTGGTGTATTAAAGATGACTAAGGGGCAGCTTAGTGAATTTGCCACGACATCTGAGAAAGGCCTTCCATCTAAGAAGAAGAAACGAACTCATCATTCTGCCCCGATGGGTGAGTTTTGGGAGAAGAGGAGTAATCTATAATGGCTGAGAAATGGATTCAAGGCGCAATTAAAAGACCGGGAGCTTTCACGGAGAAGGCAAAGGCAGCTGGCATGAGTGTACAGGAGTATGCTGCAAAGGTAACGGCTCCTGGAAGTAAAGCTAGCACTCGCACCAAAAAGCAGGCAAATCTGGCTAAAACACTTAGAAAGATAGCTAGACATTCTTGTGACTATGGTGAGTTTATGCTGAAAAGGGCCAAGTTATAATGCGCGAGTTCGAGGTTCCATTTAGAGAGGGATTGACGAAGGGCCTTCGTCGCCACTCTAAGAATCCTCTTAATACGGAGGCTTTGGTTGAATGTCATAATCTAGCTCCGACAGAGTTTGGGTTGGAGCCTCATGAGGATATTATTCTTATGACTGCCGTCGAGTTAGTTTTGACTACTGAGGCTGGGGAAGGAATACTAACAGAGGGCGAAGATCGCATAGTCTTTTAGGAGGAGAAAAATGAAAAGGTGGAAAGTATATTTTCTTGCTTTATTACTCTGTCTAAGTCCTCTTGCAGTAGGGGCTGCAGATGTAAAGATTTCTGATCTGACAGAGCTAAACGCTACTCCTACACATGATGATGATTTTGTAGTGGTGGATACTTCTGAGGCGACTACTAAGCGGATAACGGCAGCCAATTTGCTAAATGCCGAGGATGTCGACGCTCGCGGAGGAATCGCAGCTTCTGTAGCGTATTGGAATTCGGATGGTGGCGATAAGGCTCTTTTAGTAAAGTCTCCTCAAACTATTTCGGCTGATCTGACGGTAAATAGCAATATTCATCTCGTCTTCTTAAAAGGCGGGGTTATTACGATCACTGAGGCTCATACACTTACCATTAATGGACCCAAATCGGCTGGTTGTCACCAAATATTCGCAGGAGACGGAAGCGTCGAATTCGGTCCAGATGCAACTGAAGAGGTCTATCCAGAGTGGTTCGGGGCAAAAGCAGATGGAACCACGGACGACACAACGGCTATCGAGAACGCAATCGGAAGTATGACAGGGGGAGATAGGTTGATCTTTCCAGGCACCGGCACTGGCACTTATGCGATAAGTTCAACATTGAGCCAACTGCCAGATGACGTGGAGGTTGAGTTCCTTCCAGGGGCGAAGATAACCAAGGTTTCGGGTACGGGCTCTATTGAGTTCTTTACCCCGGGCGATAATAACATCCTGCGTGTGAATATAGATGCGGGAGAATCCTCGCCGTGGGGGGTTGAAAGCCGATCAACTGGTATCTACTCCGCAGCAACCTATAATGGAGGAACACCCGTAAACAATGTCGTCATTCACGATTCGGTCATCGAAAATATATACGCACCTATCAGGGGAGACGGGGCGAAATATTGGAAAATTCATAATAATCAAATTATTACAAGTGGAGTATCTGGAATCCTTTTTGGAGCGGATGCTGATTCAACAGGAGCAGTAAGCCACAATATTATTACTGATAATTATTTGGAGGATATTGGCGATTGTGCAGTGGCCTTCTTCAAACTAGAGAATAATTCAGTCATTTCCTATAATACAGTTGCCAACAATAATATAAAGAACACCAATACGGAAACAGGTGGTTATGCACTTAATATTGAACCTGGAAATGCTTCTGGATATCAACATCACAATGTATTCGTAGGCAATCTAGTTGAACAGACTGACGATTATACATCTTATATTATGGGAGGAGTTCAACTTGGAGACTATTGCGAACATTGCGTAGTAACATCCAACATACTTAAAGGTAATTTCCTGAATGCTGCACATGGAATTATTGTCCCCAATGGAAACTTTAATTTGATCGCAGGTAATAGTATAGATAATTTTTATACGAATGGTATCTTCGTTTATGGAGGAAGTTTCATAACTATTAGTAACAATTTGATAGTTAATTGTGGTCACAGCTATACTTCTGGTGGAATAAGGTTTGCATATGCAGGTTATGGAATTGACCATCTTAAAATACATGGCAATTCCATTTCCTACAGCGATGGTTTTGGCGAGAAGGCCACTGGTATTTACTCACAAGGAGACGCATCTTCCCCATGTAGCCACGTGACGGTTTCTGATAACGACATTCGCGGATGCGTTGGTTACGGGGCGATATGCCTATACGGAACGGATAGCGGTGGTGAGATCACCGATCTTAAAGTAAAAGATAATAGCATTTGGGATATTACGCCCGATGGCGGTTATACGATTGATATATATTACGCGGACGGCGTTGTGGTTTGCAATAATACTATGGTAGACTGTACACTTCCCTTCCGTACGTCCGGATGCACTGAGCTATCTGTTTACCGGAATCAAGGCTTTGTGACGGAGAACGAGGGCATTACAGGTTCTATCGCTACTGGTACAGCGGTTGATCATGGATTAGACGGAACACCTGACATCGTAATTGTCACAGCAGCAGAAAGCGGTCCCACGGACGTATACACATCGGAGGTAGGGGCTACAAGCTTTAAGATCAACTTCGGTGGAGGCGGAAATAAGACGTTCTACTGGAGGGCTATTTATAAGCCATAATTGACATTAAGCATATTTTTTGAGGATTCTGATGGCAAAGTCAACAGATATTACGACTATCGGGTGGATTAACTAATGGGAATTGATGCTTGCTGCGGGAATTGGAGTATTTCATGGCCTTATCCTAGAGCCCTCTTCCTGGGCAGCTATGTGTTGGGCTTTACCACAGCTGATATAGGTGAGTGCCAAAGAACAACGCCCGTAGGGGTAGATACCCTCGTGATGTTCGAAATGTATTATCAGTACGGTCAATGGCATGCTGTTCCGATATATAATTTCGGCGATCCGGATGATGTCGACCAGATAGATGCAGCTGATTTTGGCGATTTCTATGTCGTGACCACATTCGGAGTAGACTCAGATGGTGATCCTATTCTCAGGGGTTGTATAAGGGACGCAGCAGTAGATTCTATGTGGGGGGCAGTTTCTCCTCTGCCCACTGTTTCTGCTCCCAAGTCTATTTCTTGCTGTAACTTTAATGGTCAGTGTATTATAGGCGGGGTTTCCTCGACTGAAGAAACCTGGAAAGGTTTGTGCCTAAACACTGTTGGATGGAGCGGGATCGGGAGCTACGAGTTTAGACCTGATGAGAATAAGACAGCTGGCTTCATGCCTTTGCCGTGGGCAAAACCTTGGGGGTCGGAACATAGGGTTCATGATAGAGTTAGAGGTTACAGGGGAGCAATATATAGAGTAGCCAAGCTTGGTAACAAAGTCGCAGTTTATGCCGACGAGGGAAGAGCAATTCTTGTTCCTTATTCTCAGGAGACAGCTTCAGGATTTGGGCTAGGAAGGTCCGTCGGGGGAGGCATAGCTTCTGGGAATCATATGGCAGGAGACGATAATATTCACTGCTTTATTGATGCATATAGGGATTTATGGCTTATTGATTCCAGCATGAAGGAAACCAAACTAGGCTATAGAGAATATATGGATAATCTATTAGATGAAATTGGTCCTACTATCATTACATATGTTCCTTCAAGAAAGAGATTCTATATAAGTAACGGGGTCGAATGCTATGTGCTTACAGAACACGGCCTCTACTCAACTCATCAACTCGTCACCTCTGTTGGGGACTATCGAGGAAATGGTTTATTCGGCTTTTGGAAGAGTTCTGGGGATATTAAAGGAAGGATTACGACTGACACAATAGACTTTGGGCTTAGGGGGTTTAAAACGCTTTCGTGCACGGAATTAGGTGTTAATACTAACGAGGTCGATCAAGGCATAAAAATCTCTATTCATACGAGATCAAATAGTAAGGATGCTTTTACCCAATCTTCCTGGCGTTTGGCTAATAAGGAGGGGGTCTCGATGGTTCCTCATACAGCTCAAGAATTTCGAGTAAGTGTGCAGGCGGACTCATACTCTGGACTGAATCTAAGTTACATAAACAACCACGTCAAAGTAGTGGATAGAAGGTTTGTTAGGGGAGTATATGCTATGCAGAAATATGCAGAAGGACAGAGGGGATAATGCTCATAAGGCTTCTATCAGAGCAGATCTCTAATCACTGGCCGATTATTAAAGCAGCTATTACGGAATCATTACCGCCGATAGCCGGAGAGTCAAGTGAGAAGATGAATAGAATTTTGGAGAATCTACTCTGCGATAAAATGCAGTGCTGGGTCGGCTGCAAGGTAGACGCTAATAAACAGGAGATAGAAGGAGTAGCTGTAACTACTATATCATACGATTTCTGTAGTGATACCAGAAGTCTTTTGATCTATTGCTTATATGGGTATCAAAAGATAGAGAAACAGACGTGGCTAGATGGGTTAGGGACCCTGACTAGTTATGCAAGGTCCAAAGGTTGTATTAGGATTATAGCTTACTCAAATTTAGATTATATCATTGGACTTGCAGCAGGTCTGGGAGCTGACGTCGATTATAGACTTATATCCTTTAATATCTGAGGTCAAGATGAAAGTTTATAGGAAGGTCGTAATAGATGTGAAGAGCGGAGAAGATATCTACGAAGATTCCTTCGAGTACAGCGGGTCTGTCGCTTTGTGCAAAGGTGGTGGAGGTGGAGGTGGCGGTACTGGTGCAGTAGATTGGCCTGACTATATGGAAACATTCCAGGGCCAGATGCTTGACCACGCAGGAGCCGATACTCCTACTAGTAGCTACGTCGATCTCTTCAATGCGGCTATAGCTGCGAATCCTTTTACTGGAGTAGTGGCGTATGATCCAGCTACCAGGCTAGCCGCTATAGAGGGCGCGATTACTAGTTTTGACAGTGTGGTTAGCGCTCTAAGTGAGACTACCGACTGGGGATCGTTTGTTGCAGTTCTTAGGGCAAACACGTCTTCATGGGCAACCCTCGCTTCTGGGGTAAGAGTTGAGATAGATGCCTATATGGTGGACAAAGAAACTCTCAATGACGAGATAGATGCTTACGCCGCTGAATTAGATGATCAGCTTCATAATGTGTCTCTACCACGCTTTGAGGCCGGAATGAGAGATATAGGTGCGGTTGTGAGTTCAGCCTTTTCTTTGGGAAGAGCTCATGTCATTGGTATGAGAGATCGGGATGTAGCAAGATTTAGTTCTGAACTCTATAGACGGACGTTTGAGCAGAGAAATGAATTGATAGTGAGAGGCACTCAAGCAGCAGTAGCAATAGAAGATATTATTGCGAGGAACGTGCAGCAGCTAATAGCAATGGAAGAACTTAGAGTGAAATATAGTGGTGTAGTGGCAGGCCTTTCCGTGGAGAGTGGAAGGATGTCTATGATCGCGGAAAAAGAGGAAGCTGATAGACAAGCGCAGATAGACGAGATAGAAGCTCGATGGAGTCTGAACATGCTGCAATACGGTGCCAATTTGCTTGCTAGTATCGGTGGTGGTGTTGTGTCGGAGGATGAGGCGACTCCGTTTCAAAGTGCTCTTGGAGGGGCTGCCTCTGGGGCCGCGATGGGTCTGATGTTAAGTGGGGGCAATCCTTGGGGGGCTCTCGTAGGCGGAGGAATGGGTCTAGGCATGGCTTTACTAGAATAGTGATTAGATGTGACATTGTTGACATAGAAGATTCTTGAATAGAATTTTCTTTATATTATGGAGGAGAAGATGGACGGAATAGAAAGTATTTTTAGTGACCCTACATTATTGTCTATGATCTTGGGTCAAACTGGTGCAGCTATGATGGGGCCGGAGCAGGAATCATGGCAAGCGAATATCGGGAAGATGGTCTCTGGCTTAGGTCAATCATTTAAGATGGCTAAGGCTCTAGAGGCGCAGAGAGCTGACGAAAGAAGCAGATGGGATCAGCTTCTTAGACTTCTTGCTGGTGGAGGCATGGAGACTCCAGCTTCATCGATCAGCCACGGAGTGCCTGCGCCAGCAGGGGAGAGAGCTAAATCTGGCTTCATGAGCCTTGGAACTCTAGAAAAGCCGCCAGTGACTGGGTTCCCTTCGTATATAACGAAGCTGATGGGAGGGTATTAAGATGCCCGAGTATTCACCTTTTGCTCAAGCGCTCGCTGGGAGTGTGCAAGGAGACATTCAAGAGCCCATAAGGGGTATGATCCTTCAAGCTCTTCAGCCAGATAATCTAACTAAGATGATCATCAAAGAGGATGGTGGTATAGACTTTAAGATAACGCCCCAAACTCTTGAAAAGGTCGCTGGAGCTATGGGGCCTGCTAAAGGTCCTTCGGCTGGAGAGATGCGTGGATTAACTCCAGAGCAGATGATGTCTATTATACAAGCTACTCAAGCTGGTGAGCAAAGCCGTAGGGAAACACTCCAGCAATTCATGGGCATCCCAACTCAGCGAGCACAGATAGAAGGTCTCAAGGCTCAAGTGGTTAGGAATATAGCTGAGGCGTTGGCTACTCGTCCACCGCTATCTATTGAAGAGCAGATAGCTCTAAGAAAAACTCCTGTAGGCGGTGTTCCTCCATTATCATTTGAAGAAAGATTGAAGATAGCAGAAACTCCTAAGGCAATAGAGCGCGGCATTGAGTGGAGAAATAAGAAAACTGGCGAGCTCAAATATCTACCCAAGGGTCAAGTTCCGAGTGGAGCAGATTGGGAAAAAGCTCCCGCGATTGAGCGCCAAGTTTCCGAGCTTCCTGGTATGAGATTTGAGGAATCCGTGGAGAGGAACGTAGCTAATATGGCGGATAAGGTCAGAAGCAATCTCGCATTTCCAGGAAATCCGGCTCTCATAGATTATATCAACAATCGCTCAACGAGCAATGTAGGATTTATCTGGGGGCCTGCTGCTAAAGAATCAATATGGTATGATCCGCGAACGTGGGTTGGGGAAGTAGATCAGGCCATTGAAGTAAAGTTGCCGCTTCTAAAGGGGAGGCAGGTTACAATGAAAGATGTTAGAGAAGAAGCTGCCGATCGTGAAATCGCTGTCGAGCAAGTTCTGGCGGAGATTCATGCGGCCTACCAGAAGCTAGAGAAGGGAAAGAAATAGTGGCGACGTTAGCCGAACGAATGTTGTCCGAGCAAGAAGTTCCTCCTGCCGAAGGGACTATAGCTAATAGAATGCTCGGCCTTGAGGAGGTTTCTCCCGCTCGAGAGAAGATGGCGGAAGTAGAGCCCGTGAAGGAGCCTCTTGAAGCGCAAGAGCGCTTGAAGACGTTAGAACTCTCCGGACTTCCTATCATCACTCCTCGAACTACAAAAGAGCTTATGGAACCAGCTCTTGCAATCCCTCGTGGAGTTGCAGGGGCCGCCAAGGATCTCGGTCTCGCCATTCCGGATCTTATGTATCTCGGCCCTCGTATGCTGTATGAGATCGTGAGTGGAGAACCAGCCGAGGTAGCCGAGAAGAAGGCTTGGGAATCTGCGTACAAACCATCCAAAGGATGGAGTGATATAGCATTCATGCTAGCCGGAGCTCCTCCTCCCGTCACGAAGGCCGAGCAAAAGGTCTCCGAATATGCTATGAAACCTTTTGAGCTCATCCGCGAAGGCGTGTTGTGGGCTATTCCTAAGTTCATCCGTGCGGAGTTAAGAGGTCAAGGATTAAGTAATAAGCAGATTGATGCATTAGAGAAGAATGCTAAGATCTATCCATACATAGCCACAGCCCTCGGTGTTCCGGCGGAAGCTGGAACTTACGCGCTCATTGGTAGAGCTCTTAAGGGTAGGGCTGGCGAGGCTGAGCCTACTCTCACGCAGATAAAAGAGTCAATCTCAGAAGCTACTAGGGCCAAGAAAGTCGAAGCTCCTCCGGCTGAGGCTATCCCTCCAATAGAGGAATTAAGGAAAGCCCCGGTGCGTCCCAAGGCTGAGGAGGACGTACTTCTCAGAAGTAGGGAGGCAAAAGAATTATCCGCTGCGTTAAAGAAGATTCTTGCAGAGGAGGCTCCGGCCGAAGAAGTAGTTCCATCTCCTAAACCAATACCAGAAGTTCCTCCTGAGGCCGCCCCTATATATGAAGGCCTGAGACCTGGCGCTCCAGAATGGATGAGATATTGGAGGGAACATCCAGAAGAACAATCTGCTATGGCTGCTTATGCTAGAGGCGAAGCTCTAACCGAAGCACCTTTGCCAGATATATCTCCAGTTGCATCTTCAGCGGAAGCTCTAACTCCAGAGTTTATGGAAAGATTTAGAGCAGCTGCCAAAGAGCAGAGAGCTACGATTGCCGAGTCTATCAGACAAGAGGAACTAAGAAAACTTCCTATAGCGGCTAAGGCTGAGGCCTTAGAGGAGGCCTTTGGAAGAAAGCTAACGGCAGCGGAGGAGACTCACTTAGCTGCTGGGGGAACTATAGAAGAGGTGATTCGCAAATCTGTAGGAATTAAGGAAGAGATTGAAGCTGCTCCTCCAAAAGCTCCAGAGACTATTGCCGAGCCAAGGGTTGCTAAGGAGGTACCTTATACAAAAGTCAAGACGGAACTTAGGGAGGTATTTGATAAACTTGATGAGGTAGTTCCGACGCAAGCTAAGGGTGCTCTAGCGCGGAAGAAAAATTTTCGTATTAAGGAACATATTCTAGCTCCCGGAGAAAGAGGAGAGGTCCCTCCTACTTGGCATGATGGAACGTTCAGGTATACTGTATTTCGTTATCCAGATGGCAGACTAGAGATTGGCGCAGCGGGTAGTTATGATACTGTACTACTTCCTGGACATGCAGCTGCAGGCGGCAAGGGCGCGCTTCCACCTGGGGCTGTAGCTTATATCGTTGATCTAGGTCCAGGCGATTTTAGGCTAATCAACATTTATAGAGGCTCTGGGAAAATCCAGAGACCGGCAAAGCTTATAGAGAAAGCCCCAGAGACTATTATCGAGCCTGAAGTTATAGATGCCAAAACTAAGTCTACTATCAAAGCTATGGACGCCGAAGGCTTTGATACGTTTAAGATAGCAGATAGATTGAATCTCAAGGAAAGCGAAGTTGGTGAGTATCTCGAAGGTGAGTGGTTCAAAGAACCTAAGAAAATAATCAAGGTGGAGGAGATCGAAACTGAGGCTAGATCTCTACTAGAGGAGGCTAAGGATCTTGATGAGGCTTATGAGAAGATTCGTGAGCTTACTACCAGATATGAAGACAATGTAGACGTGAGATTCGCTGACGAGTTTGAGAGACATAGATATCGTGAGTGGGGAGATGATATTCTCAGTAAGATAATCAAGGCTCGAAGAGACAAAGGTATGCCAGATCCTCCAGCAGTAACGCTTGAGTCGTTCGGGTTGCAGCATTATTATGAGTTTGCAAGAGAAGGAGCTGAGAAAGTAGCAGAAAGCTTTAGAAGAAAGTTTGGAGTAACAGAGGATCCAAATCTATCTATGTACATCGACGAGGCCGGAAGACGCATCAAGATGCCCGGTACTTATGAGCGGACTAGAAGACTCGTTGATGTGGCAGTCCACGGAGAAGTAGATCAGCTTAACTTCGGAAGAGATGTACTTCCTGGAGAGCTCGCTCGTAGAGCTGGGTGGCTTGAGATTAGAGATAACGGGAGTATAGCCTGGGTAAGATCATATACTAGGTTGTCTGATAAGCAGATTGACTTCTTGAGGAAGCTCTCTAACGAGCGGGCTAGGATAGATGTGGATATGAACGACGCCGAAGGAGTCCCAATTAGAGATTTTACAAAGGAGGATCTGTCGCAATTCTTTGCTCTAGCCAGACCGGCCTCCAAAGCAGCGGCCCCCATCCACGAGCTTCTAGATTTCGGCGGCTTTCAGAAGATGTACGAGATGTTTGCTAATGGCATAAGAAGCAAAGCAAAGAAACCTCTTTCGGCTAGAGCCGAAGATATGTTGAATCGTGGAGAGATTGTCAAGCAAAGGAAAAAAGGGACTAGGACCTATCCTCCTATATACGAGGCCGAATATCATGTGCTCAAAGGAGCAAAGGTTCTAGATGAGACATGGTTTGGGAGAGCTCTTACTACTATGCCGCGAGTCTTTGAGGAAGCCGGAGGTGAACCGCTCTTAAATCTAACGACTCATCCTTACCACGCAGCTGAAAAGGCTTTCATAACAACTTGGGAACATGCTCAGAAGAGTCTCAACAGGCTAGAGAAGCAATTCTCTAGAAGAGAGCGCAGAAACATAATGACTCACGCCGTATCGCAGCAAGACAAAGGACCTGCGATGTTGAAGTGGATGGGTATCAAGGAAGTTCCGAAGCTCTCCCCGAAAGAGATGGAGGGATATACCCAGCTCCGACAGAGATATGAGAGTTTGTTCAAGAGGTTGAACCGCGTAAGGAGAGCTTGTGGTATTAAAGAGTTCCCGAAACAAGAAAATTATTTTACGTTTTTTAGATCTATGTCGCTGATGGAAGAGCTTGGATTTCGTCCGTTCGATATGCCTCTTGACGTATTTAACAAGCAATACATCAAGATGAGAGCTACTCCTTTTAAATTCGCGAGACGGAGAACAAGAGCCCTCTATCGTCTAGAGATGGATCCTTTCTGGGTAATAAAGCGCTACGAACGTACAGCTTTAAGACATATCCATATGTCTCCTCTCATTGCCAAAGTTAGGGAATATCTTAATGTCATTAAAGATCCTATAACTGGTGAGCCGTTTGATATAAAAGTCGAGAACCCAGTTCTCGCTCGAGCTCTCGATGGATGGATCTCTCACATAGCCGGACAAAGGCATCCGTGGAGTATGGGGCGAAGGTTAGATGCGGCAGCGATGAGAGTCAGTAGCAATCTAGTAGCGTCGACGCTTGGGGCTAATGTAAGATCCGCTCTTATCCAACCTACAGCTCTCAGAAATACCGTGGCGGAGATAGGGTTCGATTACACTGCGAAGGGAATAAGAAGCCTAGTAGATCCAAGGGCACGAAATTTCGCTCTCAAGAGATCAAAGGTTCTTGTTACTCGAAAGGCTGGTGGATATGACGTAACAGCGATGGACGCTCTTCGTGCGATA